GAACCTTGCGCTCCCGAACCCTGAGTACCTTGAGGTCCTTGATAACCGACCGGCCCCTGATACCCCGTAGGACCTTGAGTACCACCGATTTGATAACCCTGCGGTCCTTGATAGCCAGTCGTGCCCTGTGAACCTTGGTATCCTTGGGGTCCTTGGAAACCCGTAGTTCCCTGTGAACCCTGGTATCCCTGCGGACCCTGGTATCCTTGTGGTCCTTGTGTACCCGTTGCACCGGTCGAACCCTGAGTACCTTGTGGACCTTGGGTTCCCGTGGGTCCTGTTGTGCCCTGAGGTCCTTGCGTCCCAGTAGATCCAGTCGTCCCCTGATTGCCCGCAGGTCCTTGCGTACCCGTAGGTCCGGTCGTTCCCTGTGGTCCTTGATACCCAATAGGACCCTGGTTACCTGTAGGTCCTTGATTCCCGACTGGACCTTGCGAGCCAGTAGAACCTGTTGTTCCTTGTGGACCCTGGGTACCAGTTGAGCCAATCGACCCCTGATAACCCTGAGGTCCTTGAGTACCCGTGGGACCAGTCGTTCCTTGTGGACCCTGAGTACCACCTATCTGATAACCCTGAGGACCCTGGTAACCAGTCGTCCCTTGGGGACCTTGGTATCCCTGAGGACCCTGCGTACCTTGTGGACCCTGAGTACCTTGCGTTCCAGCACCAGTAGAACCCTGAGAACCCTGTGGTCCGGCTACCGAAGAAGCCGCACCTTGGTAACCCTGAGGTCCTTGCGTCCCTTGCGTACCAGAAGAACCCGTGTCTCCTTGATATCCCTGCGGTCCCTGTGTGCCCTGTGTACCAGCAGCACCCTGATAACCCTGTGTACCGGAGGTGCCCGTGGCTCCCTGAAAACCTTGCGGACCGGCAACACCCTGGGGACCAGTAAACCCCTGTGTGCCGGTAGAACCTTGGTAACCCTGTGTCCCAGTTGCACCAGTAGCGCCTTGCGAGCCTTGCGCTCCAATCGCACCCTGATAACCCTGGCTGCCCGTAGCTCCCTGGCTGCCTCCAGCCCCGGTCGAACCCTGGGGACCCTGCGGACCTTGGACTCCACCAGCTTCACCACTCCCCTGATATCCCTGTGAACCCTGGGGTCCCTGTGGACCAATCGTGCCTTGTGGTCCCTGGTAACCTACAGGACCCTGGTATCCAGTGGCGCCCTGTGCGCCATCCTCACCACCGGGAGTTCCCTGTGGACCAGGAGGACCAACCACCACCTCGACAACAGTCGGGATGACCTGTCCCTCAAGATACAGCTGCTCCATTGACATGTCGACTACGCCCCAACGGCGTTCGGGAACGCATTCCAGCGAGCAGACCGCAACTGGAACGGTGACAGCAGCGTGCTCTGCAAGATATCAATAGGAGACTCCCAGCCGCCCTCAGCCGTCAGCGGAGGCGCATACCTCACAGATGCGCCCGTCACGCTCTCGGAGGCGACCTGACGCAGCAGGGGCGATGACATGAGCCTGTAGACCTCGAGACACGTCCAGTCCACGACTTCCTGGGGGATGACGCCCTCGTAGTTCAGCGACCAAGCGCCAGGATCCTGAATAGCAACGAGCACCGGAGTCGGAGCGGCAATAATGTTCGGCCAGCCGTAACGGAACGTGCGGGGCCACGAACGCTCCTGCGTCGCCATCACCTTGACGCCCTGGAACGGTCCCTCCTCATCACAACGCATGGAGGCAACCAGGCAGATACCCTTGGTCACCCCGGCAAGCGTCAGCCCATACCGCTCTTGGAGGATGGAGATGCATGTCTCGGGCGCCACGTAGGCGTAGGGCGCCGGCGCGCCCGAAGCAGGATTGACCTCGGGGACACCAACGATCGGCTTTTGTGGATTCGGTCCTACAGTAGTCGCATCGGACACGGCCGACCCTCTTTCCTTAGAGAGCCTTCCCTAGCCGGTGCAGCTCGTCTGCGATCTCGCCAGCGTCAACCAGCGCACCCTTCTTGAACGCATGGATGTAGCCCTTGAAGCTGATACACACGTCCTTGAGGACCGTGCGTGCCTTGGACTCGTCGCTCGGGACCTCCGTCTCGGCTTCCTTGACGGCAGCGTAGACCTTGGCCGCTACTGGATCAGCATCCTTGAGCACGTCAGCAGCAGGCTTGAGCTGAGGGACAGCCACAGCAGCAGCATCGACCGCCTTCTCGGCGTCCTCAACTACGGGAGCAGCCTTTACCTCGAGGTCCTTGGCTTCGGCTTCTAGCTCCCCAGCTTCAGCCTCGAGGTCCTTGGCTTCCTTGACCACATCGGTTTCGATAACGCTCATGCTCTACTCCTTGCGCTCGGCTGCTTGTCGGAGTCTATCAGATTACGCGTGCTCGACTATGACAGCCCTCTTGTAAACGGCGTTGTCACCGGTGAGGATGTCGGACCCCGTGGTGTAGCCACCGATCCACGACCATGTGCTAGAGAGCACCTGACCCAACCGGTCGAGGGGGGCACGGAGGATACGAACGACTCCACCCAGCTCCTTGATCTCGACGGTCGAACCGGAGGTCATCGAGGCCAACAGGCCAGCCTGGTCCTGGAACGGACCCTTGATGAGGGCATCGGCCCCCACAACGATGTTCCGGTAGATCGCACCCTGGAAGCCGGCGGCCGGGTTGTAGACCACGGGGGTGACTGTGTTCTCAATCCAGTCGATGCCGGCCAAGCGGCCGAGGAACGTTGCGTCGCCGCCGATATTGGAACCAACCACGTTGTCGGGGTAGACCGGCGAGGTCGTCGCAGCACCACCACGGTAAGCGCTCTGGAACTCGGTGTCCAGGAACAACTCAGCCACCGTCTGTGGCGTGACGTGCGCCGTATAGGCACCCTTCAGTTGCGGAACGTGCTGGCTCTTGAGCCTGGTCACGGCGTTACGGAAGGTCGCCAGAGTCGCTACGTCTGTGGACTGCAAGCCCCATTGCGAGGTCTTGGCGTTCGGACGCACGATGTACGGCGCCAGCGGGGAATACGTAGTCGCAACCACGTTGTTCCCACCGTAGACACCTGTGCAACCGGGCAAACAGGTCACAACGCTCTGACCAGCAGCCATTACACCCTGGACACCAGAACCACCAAGGAACAAGCCAGTCAAGGTCCCCGGACCAGCCGGGTTGGTGGCCGTGCCCTGCGAACCCGCAGGACCCGTCTGTAACCAACCGGAGTAACCGAAGATCCCCTGGACACCATTGAGGAAGTAGCCTTGGTTACCGCTAGACACCTGCACCAACGACGGCACCGCAACGCCCTGGTTGCCCTCAGCAGCGTTGGAGTTCGTGGTCGAATCGGCCACAAGCGTCTGACCGAAACCAGTCAAGTCACTAATAGGCAGGGTCGTGGAGGACTGGGCACCAGTCGCATAGGCGTTCCCACCGGAGTAGGCGCCATACAGGCTGGCCTGAGCCACCAAGTCGAGGGACTGCGCGGCCATGATGCCCAGCTTGGTGTTGTCCTCGAGGAACTTGGACGCCAGCGCCATCGCGCTCGTCGCCATGTTCGTGTCGATGGACCCACCATACTGGTTCATCTGAAGCTGGTATTGCTCGAAGCCGTACCCAGACACCGCAGCGTCGTTACCTGTGATCGGCACGGTGTTCGGGGTCAACAGGCCACCACGGGTCATGATGGACGTGGAACCCAAGCCACCCGCCCAGGGGCGCACGTCGGCCAACGTGTCGTACAGGAAGCTCGCCACAAGGGCGTCCTCGAACACGTGGTCAAGCAGTCCATTCTGCAAGATTGCTTGCAGAGACGCTGGTAACGATTCCCTGAATCCAGCCATCGCCGGTATCCCTCCCTGTCGGTGAGGACTAGATCCTCACGTCATTCTCGACGCAACCGATCGAACCCGGCCACGTTCTTCTTTATCCAATCTGCTCGCTCACTGGCGGTCATCCCTTTCGTGATGTCCTCCTCGGGCGGCAGTACCACCCCCCCGGCAGAAGCATCAGCAGCGCCCCCTCCCGGCTTGGTGGTCCCGAACAACTCGGGCACCTCTGCCTTCAGGATGGCGACCGCATCGGCCGCTCCCGTTACCACATCACCTGTGACGGTGATCCCTGCACGTTCAACGAGCTTGAGCGCCGCAGCCACACGGCCTGCATTGCAGCCCGCATCTCGCAACGCACCCTCGAGGCTTGCCGTCGCCAACGCCCTCACGGTCCCGGCTTTCGCCTCGTCCCGCTCCTTCGTCAGAGCTGCAAGAGCCTCGGTGGCCTTTTGCAAGTCCGTCTTTTGGGCCTCCGCTGCTGCCTTGGCTGCCACTAGGGTCGCCTTCGCTGCTTCGAGGTCCTCCACCCCCAGCGTCTCCAGAAACTCCTTCACGCCCGACTCCCTCGCCTTCACCTTCGCTTGCGCTATGTGATGGTCGAGGTCCTCTTGCGAGAACTTCGGTGCCTTCGCTGCCGCCACTGCCGCTTCTGCGACTTTCGCCGCTTCCGCTGCTTGGGCCGCCTGAGCAACTTTCGCTGCTTCGGCTGCCGCCGCTAGTGCTGCGGGGTCAGTGTTGGTGGTGGTCATGCTTGCCTCCCAGGTTGTACCGGCCCGTGCTCGTCACGTCACCACCAGTGTAATGACCGACTGAGGTTCTAGGTCGCCACCACCTAGATGGAAGGCAGTAAGGGTGCTCCCGGTAGAGGGAAAGACGCTGCGCAGCGGCAACGCGCGTGTACGGCACCTGGAAACCCGATAACCGGCATCTGATCGGCTCTGTAGTTTCTACCGTTTGCCCAGCGGCACTCTGGTGTCGTTCTCTCGTCAACCTGTGCCCGCCATCCCAGCAACCCATCCTGACCTATCACCTGAGCAGCAGCGTCCTGCATGATGGCGGCACGCAACCGGCGCTCCTCGGCGGCGACGTGCTGTTGGTAGTAGGTCGCCTCAGCTTCGACCGCCCGGTCGGCGGGACGACCCTTCAACTCCTCTGTTCGTAGGAGTCGATCTGCTGCTGCTACTGCAAACAACGCCGTCCAGCCAGCAGCCTGATGTCTCTCGAACTCCTCGCACGGACCAGGAACCTGCAAAGGCGACACAACAAATGGTCCCTCGGCCACCAAGAGCATGGCGAGTCTGTCAGCGTAAGCCCGAGACAACCCGAGCCGCAGCAGTTGAGCGACCAACAGACCAATAGCCACGGCGCCGACGCCCAGCAGCAGGATCCCCGCAATGGCGTCAGTCACCTCATCCCAAGTGCGCTTGTCTCGATTATCCGACATGGTGTTTTTGTACCTTCATGTCTCGATTACCCGGCAACCGGAGCTGCCCCTGGATCTACGCCACCACCCGCAGCCGAATCACCGGCCACACGCCGCAGCAGATCACGCACGGGCTGCCCGAGCGGCCCGACACCCTGGCTCTGAGCACCACCGGGCGGGAACATACCGGCATCCAAAATGGAGTTGACCTCATTTGACACCTGATCCGGTGTCCACGTCGGGTGAATCGTCTCCACTAGCGTCTCTGTGCTGGCAGCCTGCGCTTGTCGCAGCCACAGCACCTCTTGGGCACCGTCGAGAGGGTCGGCCGGCAAGCCGTCACCCAGCTCGATTCCCGGCAAGCACTCTGCGACCGTCTTGATCTTCTTTTCCAGGGCTATCGCCGTCCCAAAGGCCCAGCCCATCGCCTGTAGGGCCATGTGCTCTTTTCCGCTCCGATTGAGGAGGGTTCTGAGTTGGCTCAACTTCATTGCGTACCCCGACACCGCCCTCTGGATCGTCGCGGTATTCCCCTGAATACCCCAGGTCAGGGGTGCGTACCCAGCGACGGTGACCATGAGCTGCGTGATGTGGTCCATCCATTTGATGTGCTCCTCAGCCAAGAAATCGGGCTGGACGATGTTGATGAGCTTACCGGGGTCGGTTCCCTGCTTCCCACGCAACCGGCTGCCACCGGACAGGATGAAGCCGTCGATTTCGAGGCGGCCCGTCTCGTCGGCCAGGCTCCGGTCCACGAACACCCTAGGTGTGGCCTTGCGCCCACGGTCCAACATGAGGGACTCAGCCTCGTTGATGAGGTCGAACACCGGCCCCAAACCGAACATGTCCGACTCGGCACCCGGTATGTTCTCCCAGGGGATGAGCGTCGGAGAGTCCAGGCCCGTCTCCCACTCGTCATCGAGTTCGGCAAACTCCGGCAGCTTCTTGAGACTGACGGCATCCCCCAGCTCGCCGTTGTCACCCTTGAACAGCTTGCGTTCCACGAGGCCCGTCGAGTGGGACTCGAGGAGACGATAGACGATCTTCTCCTCACCCTTCTCATGAGACTGGCGCTCGAGCACGACAATACCGCCGACGTAGAATGTGCCGTGCTTGCGATGCCAGATGATCTGGTTCTCCTCAACCAGGGTGAGCAGCGGCAACTTGGAGATTTCCTCGTCGTAGAGGACACGGATGCCGATGTTGCCGTCCTTCGCCGTCTTGATGCCACCGAGGATGGCGAACGCACCGAAGTCGTTGATACGCTCGATGTCGTCCACCAGGTCCGTGAACTGGTCAGATGTCACCTTCGGCGTCTCGGAGAACAGAAGGGCGGCGCTGAACCGGCACAGCTCCCGCGGCCAGCCGATCGGCACGTACACCTCGGTACGTGGTCCCACGATGGCGATGTTGGGATTGGACTGAATGAGGCGCTGCCGGTCGTTGTCGTAACGCAACTGGTAGCTCTTGATGAGGTCCCAATGCTTCTTGGTGTGGTCGTCAGGCGGCCATCTCGGCGTTTTCTTCTGCGCCGCGAGCAGATTCGCAAAGAACTTGCTTGGTTCAGCCATCAGTCCTCCTCAACCTGACCGATCATATCAGATCGTGCGGCGTACACGCAGGTAGCTGCATCAACAGTATGGTCATGGCCCTTCATCGGTTTCTCATCACCGGCACCGGATTTCTTGTCCCATGCGTAGGATTTCGAGTCGATGAAAAGTTGTGGACACGCTGCGGAGATAGCCTCGTTGGCGTGCTCCAAATACCATTTACGTGCCAAAATCCCAACACGTTTGTATGTGGCGAAGGGCACCGGCTGAATCAGTGTCGGGATGCCCGCCTGCTCGAAGTGAGCAGCCAGAGCGGCGTTCTCCGTCGCACCGGCTGCATCGGCGTAAATCATCTCGATGTTCCATTCGGTGCAGATGCGACTGATGTCGTCCATACGAGCGCCCAACTCGATGCGCTGCCAGATGTGCTCATCCACCCAGGCCAAGCGCCCGTCCGATGTCTCATAGGCTATTTCGAGAGCACACTCGTTCTGTCCCCAGTCAAGCCCAGCCGAGGTCACGGGACGTATCAACTCACGATGCGCCACATCCTGTAACTCCTTGATGGGCGCCGGTGTCATCCACTCCCTGCTCCGCTTGCGAGCCAGTCCCTCGGGTGTCTGAGGCTCGACCATCATCAAGCGATTGTTGACCCACGCCTGCACGATTCCCGGCATCTGGAATCCCTTGCCGTTCTCCCAGGCTTGCTCGAGCAGCTCACCGGGGAACACGGCGCCCGAGTAGGCGAGCGGCGAGGACATCATCTCCTGCTCGAACACCTCCTTGGGGTTGTTGAGCCGGAACTCCTCGATTTCTGCATCGTCTATGTACGGGTTGTCGGCCGTGATGAACTTGAAGGCTGCCCATTCCGTGTTGGCAGGGTTCATGGCGTTGCGCCACAGGTCGTAAAACCAGTTCTCGCCGTTGAAGGTGCCGATGAGCAGGGCGGACCCCTTCTTGTCAGCGAGAGATGCCCGCAAGACGCTGAACCACACCTCGGGCGGACAAAACGCCGCCTCGTCCACCACCACCAGATCATTGCCTTCGCCTCGGAGGTTGTCCCATCGTTCGGTGGACCCGAAGATCATACGCCCACCCGTGGACAGGTAGATCTCGCCCAGCGTCTTGTTCAGCTCCCTCGAGCGCGCCGGCAAGGCTCGAGCCACCATGCGAAACCCGATACGGCTCTGAGCGTGTGACGAAGATACCCAGGTCACCACGGCGTCCGGTTTCGACGCCGCCACCTCGATGGCCTTTGCGGCTGCAAGCATCGTCTTGCCGAAGCGTCGACCGGCAGCAACCACCTTGAAGCGTGCCGGCGATTCCCACACCTCACGCTGACCGGGATGGAGCGTCAGGTCGAGAACCCACTTAGAGACTGCGCGATCCAGCACAGCCTCCTCTGCTGCGACTCTAGGCATCTTCGCCAGTTTCCATGCCCATACCCCTCAATACCTCTACCCACCTCAGGTTTATCGAGGCGATCAGCCCACCGAGGTGTCCCATCAACATCGTGGGACTCGTCACGGTCTGCAAGGCGTAGATACCATCCCCCACATCCACGTTCAACTTGACCAGCAGCCAGCCCTCGACCGTGTACGGCCCGAAGTATTTCTCTGCCGGTTGGCACTCGACGGCCTGCATCTCGAACAACTGTTCGTTCTCATGGAAGAACTGATCGACTGCACCTTGCCGGACCTCCATCAGTTCCTCAAGCGTGAAGGCGGCTATCGCTGCTCGCAACTCCCTAGAGGAAGTCGTGGCGTTGCTTGGCTTCTTCTTCCCCATCATTCATCGCTTCCCTCAATAAAGCGTGCGCCAACGGTGACAGCCGGCGCGAAGTCCTCTGTTCCGCCAATACGCACCACGATCTCCGTGCGAGACGGCCCCGTGTCCCCACGACGTGCCACCAGGGAGTCGAACCCACGCAGGCGAGCAATCTCTCGCGCCGAATCGAGGCATAGTCGGAGGTAGTTGGACGCAGCAAGACTGCTAGGTCCCGCACCGAACGCGTCTCGGTGGGCTTTCCAGGATCGACCCAGGATAGCCTCAAGCTGCCCGATGATCTTCTCAAGTTCCTCCTCCGAGTTCTCGAGCCGAGAAAGCCGGAGCTTCGCCTCGACGCTCAGGTACTTCTGGATCGTCGCACGCGACAGTCCTAGCTTCTTGGCAATGCTGATCTGAGTGTGGCCGGAGGAATAGAGACGCCAGGCTTCCATGCGCCTCTCCTCGAGGCCAGCCATTTCCAAATCCACTCCTGCCAGCGGCGGGAGTTCCACCGGCGCGTGAATACCCAGCTCAGGCGCCCGAGCGGCGAGTATAGGAAGGGAGGCATGGCTCACGAACAGCCTTTCCGTTTGCGGGTAGCGAGCACCTTCTTGACAGATGCAACCGCCCCGGCAGCGGAGGAGACAGCCTTGCTAGACGGTGGAGACTTCTGCTTCGGATGGCGAGGCGGTTGCACGTAACCTAGCATAGCCTGCGTCGTCCTCTGTGGCAAGCTCGAAGCGGGCCACGATAGGAAACGGCGAGTCGTGGTCCTGGTATTCCAGGCTGCCGATGCGGTCGGGTTGGAACGGCCCCTCGGGTGCAAACCCGTTCAGAGCGTCCTCGTACTCATCGAGAGTCGCGAACTGCACAAAGACGTAGCGCCTCTCTGGACGTGGGGCTGCCAGGGCTTCCTTGAGGTTCGCCATCAGTGCTTCCTCAGGCTTGGGTACTTGGCATACACCTTGCGCCGGACCTGCGCCGCAACGGGCTTGCCACTCGAGCGCGCCAAAGCGTTACGAGCGTGGCTGATGTCGGGAATCGGGTAGGAGCCACTGACGGCGCCTCCCTTTTTGCTGTCCTTGGACGGCACCGCCTCGTTCTTGGGCGAAATCCGTTTGCGTTGTGCTGCTGTCAGTTTTGCCATCGCACCTCCTAGATACGCTTGATGAGGTAGAGCGCTAACAAGATGGCAACAATGAGAATCACGATGCCGAGCGCGCCGAGTCCGAACATTACGGTCCCTGGAAGCCTTGTGCGCCCTTGGGTCCTTGAGTACCCTGCGGTCCAGCAGGTCCCTGCGTGCCGGTTGCGCCCTGCGTGCCAGTTGCGCCCTGCGGACCGGCAGCAGCCAGGATGATGATGTTCTCGCCGCCCACGGGCGCTTGGTTCTTATCCGTGTCGGTCGTTTCCCCGTAGCCGGGCGGGTAAGCCGGGTTCCAACTCATGCTCGCTCCTTACTGCGCCTGGGGCAGGCTGTCGAGGTCCAGTGTAGCACCTGGCGAGTTGTACGGCACGACGATGCTGTACGAACGACTCGGTACGCCGGTGATGAACTCGGTGACGGTGTACGTCACACCCGACTCGACTGTCGTCGGATCGTTCGTCGCTGGAAGTGCCTGAGACAGCACACCGGCGACAAGCGTAGCGATGATGGGCAACGGTTGGATGATGCCGGTGGCACCGTCACTCAGCGAGTGCGACGCTTGGAAGGTGAACGTTCCGGCTGCCGGAGTTGGAGCGCCCTGCGCGCCCACGCCTGCAAAGCGCTTGGCGGTGAGGGTGATGATCGTTGGCCAGGACATGTCAACAGCATAGCATGTCGGTTTTGATGCGATGCTTGCGTGCCTTGGACTTTTTGCCTGAGATTCTAGTACAAATCGCAATCCGAAAGCAAATCAAAAAAAATGATGGGACGTATCTAACGTACAGATGGATGGGAACTGCTCGGGAACTGCTGTTCATGTGCTATAATCTGTCCATGACCAAACGAGTTGTTTATTTTATGATGGGAGAGTGGCACCAAAATATCAAGATTGGGTACTCGACTAACTTCGAGTCGAGAGCATCAACATTCACCACATACGGTCCACACACCTGCCTAGGAACCGTATCCGGTGAACGTTCTTTGGAACGTTGGCTACATTACCACCTACGAGCATCACGTCTGCATGGAGAATGGTTTGCACCTTCCGAAGAAGTGCTGACTGTTATCTCACGTATTCAAGATCGAACGTTTCATGCGTGGGTTGATCAAGTGAAACAAGCCGAGAAGGCCCGACTTCTCAAACGAGCACAACAAGTCGATCAAGCCTCTGGGCGGACGCCTGGACGAATCACGCTCGCAACTTTGAAACGACAACTCCAAGATCCTGATGGTGATGCTAAACTCGCTGCGTGGATGGAACGTAGTGATGAACGCAGTCGAACAACTCAACAGCACCTCAGTGACGTGCCCAGAAATCAACAACCCATAGTTTTAACAGACTACTGGTGTGAACGCCACCAGCGTGTGCATTAGCGCCGAATGAAGTCAGCCGGAACGCGGGTGTGAGGGAACTTCGAGCCTTCGCTGTCCATGTGCAGAGCGAGGCCGTCGCCAGGCTCCTGGCGGTTGTGAAGGGTTGCACGAGCGCCCATCTTGGCGGTGCTACGGCCGGACTGTTTGCCGTACTTGCGCTCCGAGCGGTGGATGTTGCTGCCGTGCTTGTTGCCGATCTTCTTCTTCTGAGTGTCCAGCTGTGCCATGCTGGCAGTCTACCAGAAGGACAGTCCGAACTGCCGGGGGCCGTCGTGGATGGCGACGAGGTTCGCCTGGGTGTACGGGATGTTCTCAGGAGGTCCCGACGACACCGTGACGAGCCGACTGATGTTGAACCGGCACTCGATTTCCGGCACGAACTGGGCTTTGTGAGTCATGGTGTAGTAGTGGAAACTGTGCTCGTTCCAGAACGAGATGTGAGTGGGATCCTCCCAGGCACCCCGGCCGTCCGTCGAGGGCGTCATCGAGAACAGGAACCCACCGTGGGCTAGCTTGCGCCACATGAGGTTCATCAGCTCGACCACCCGGCTCGGTGGGATGTGCTCGAGGAAGTCCACGGCACGGATGACACCGACTGACTCGTCAGCACAGGCTGTCAGCACGTTGAACACGTCCCCCACAATCACTCGAGCGTCGACTCCGTAGTCGTGAAGGTCGACGCCTGAGTATCCAACAGGCGGTCCACCAGGACCGGATCCGAGGTCAAAGCACGAAAGTCTCCGGCGATGTGCCCATGCCAGGGCGTTTGCCTGCACGTCACGCTCGTAGAGTGCAGCGTTGATGTTCTGGATGGCGGCGTTCGTCTCGGTGTCACGCTGGGTGTTGAACTTGTGCATCCGTTGGAAGTACAGGCAGCGGTTGATGTGGTAGAAGTCGGCTACCTGGTACATCCTCGAACAGAGGTCCTGGTCGTCGCACACCTTGAAGGTGTCGTCGTGGCCGCCGACTTGTTCGTAGACGCTGCGCCTATAGGCGCGAACATGGTTCGGGGCGTAGTAGATCGTACTGGCGTTCTGCGGGTACGGCTCCGAGGAGTGCGCCACGCTGTACGTCACGTCTCCCTCGGGCATCCCGTAGTAGAGCCAGCCATGGGCGGCATTGAACTGGTCGAAGTTGGGCGAGCCGTCCTCGTTGATCTGCGAGCAGTCCGAGTAGACGAGTCCCACCTCGGGGTGCTGCTCGAAGGCAGCAACCACTTCCTCCAGACAGTGTGGCAGCATCACGTCGTCGTGGTCGAACTCGACCAAGTAGTCGCCGGTGGCGAGATTACACGCCTTGCGTTTAAGGGCGCCAACATTGGCAACTCCATCGAGGACCTGCCGAACCTTTACACGCTTGTCAGCCTTGATCGGAGCGGTGTACCATTCACGGCCGGCGCCTCCGTTGAGCAGGACGATCCACTCCCAATCTGTGAACGTCTGAGCCTGGAGGCTCTTGAAGCACTCTCTCAGGTACTTGGGGTTGTGGCTGGGTGTGAACACCGAAACCTTCACAGCGCCTCCGGTTGGTGTTGGACGGTGAACCATTTACCGTCGTACAGGTTGCCGGGGATGACGTGAGGCTGCACACCCAGTACCCACGATACATAAGGCAACGAGAGCTGGTCCTGAAGGGACCACTCGAGGATTTCCTCCCACCATCGCTGCATCCATTCGTGGAGCAATGCCGAGTCCCGTCGAGGCAGGATACCGGCAGCGAACAGGTCGCCGGGATCCTCGTGCCTGGCGATGACTGTACCGCACCACAGTCCGCCGTCAGCCGGATAGCCCTGGTCGGAATAGTGCTTGACCTGTTCGATGAGCCGCTGTCCCTGGTACTTCGGCATGTTCACCGAAGCCATCGCCTCGCTGTAGATGCCGGTACGGTAAGGATGCCGGAATGCCGCCAGATCGAAGCCACCCAGGTAGTCCAGCATATCCTCGGCAAAGGTGGGAGACGTGACGGTCACGCTGCTGTCTATCCAGATCGTGTACTCGTACCCAGGCAATGCCATCCAGGGCAGCACCTTGTACCACTTGGCTCGCAGGCGCGGTGATGCATCTTTGGCACCGTTATATCGCAGCGGCGTCCAAGTCCATCCCGCATCCTCGGTTCCACGCTCGTCCTCCGTGAAGGCTATCCAATCGCAAGGAATGGACTGCGAAAGGATCGGCTTCATCTTTTCGTAGTCGCCGGCACATGCGGTGTAAATGCAGACCTTCATTCGCCCTGCAACGCCTGGTAGATAATGCGGTTGGAACTAGCCTCGAGAGCAACGAGCGCCTTGTAATACTGCTGCTCGAGCAACCGTACGACCTCAATCTCCTTGATGAGGTCCTCGGGACCGTCGCACATCTCCTCGTCGTGGAACTCGCCCAGAGCCTCGATGATGGCGCTAGGCCAGTCGAACAGCTCGCCCTCTGGTGTCTCCCACTCATCGAGGACTGCGAACCCAGCCGGTTGCAGCACCTCCTCGGTCTGCCGGGTCAGGGCGTCGGCCACGGCGAGTAAGCCGTGGGTGATAGCGCGCTGTTCCATGTTGTCGGCCACCCTACACATCTCCTCGTCGGTGCCGACCTCGATCCCGTCTCGGTAGTTGAAGGCGTCATGTAGGTCATCCAATGCTTGCTGGTAGTTGGTTGTCATGAAGGGAATCCTACACGCTTGCGGGGACGAGTGCAACTATTCCTGAGGTTGTCAAAAACGCGCCGAACAGTGACCCATAGGTTGTCATGCAGGAAATCCGATAGTCGTCATGCAGGAAATCCTCTACGCTTGCGAGGTTGTGTGCAACTTTTCCTGCGACGATTGTCTCGGTCGGAAAGCCAGGAGTTCACCATGTCGCCACAGGTCGTGCCGATGACGGCTGCCAGCGCGAGAGCCAGGAGAATCATGCCGGACGTGAGACAGACGCCGTAGTGGAAGATGCTGGCGCCACCAACACCGACAGCGAAGGCGCTTCCTTCGTCGTGACC